AGAATGTATTGAAAATAGTATTTTAGATGGAAGTTTCAGTGATTGGGACAAATTTGTTTGGTGTGAAACATTAAAAGATGAAATTAGAGATGTAACAAAAAATGGAGAACCGCGGAGTTTTAGAGTTAGTACAATTCACTGTCAAGTGTTAACAAAAAAATATTTTGGGAAAATGGTAGAACACGTAATAAGTAATAGAGACTTCAATCAAATTATGATAGGTTGTAACCCTTTTCAGGATTGGGATAAAATAGCGAAGAAATTAAACAAAACGAAAATTATGTTTGATGGTGATTTGAAAGGATGGGATGGAAAAATGGTGGCACAGGTTCAAAGTGCTATGAGGGATATTTTAGTTAATAAAGGATCTCAAAAACATAGAGCTATTTTAGAGGTGATTTTGCAAAATATATGTACAACTTTATTAGGGATTCAGGACGACTTGATGTTAACAACACATTCAATGCCATCAGGTAGTTTTCTTACAGCAATTTTAAATAGTTTAGTTAATAGATTTTATACAGCAATGTGGTACAAAAGAAACGTAGGATTGGGTTTATTGGACTTTAATGAAGCAGTAATAGACTACGTATACGGAGATGATAAATTAGTAGGTATAAATAAACACGAAAATAAATTAAATGCAATTTCAATGGCTGAGTTTTTTAAAACATTGGGATTGGAGTTTACGGACGCATCGAAGAAAATAATTAGTGTACCAAGTATGGATTTAGAAGAAGTTAGTTTTTTAAAAAGAAAATTTGTGTTCCACGACATACTTGGTAAATATATGTGTCCGCTTTCTTTAAAAACATTGCAGAGTGGTTTATCGTGGATAGACTCAAATAAAGATGTAATGGTAGTGTTGCGAGATAAAGTGCACAACTACCAAAGGGAAATATATTTGCATCCTAATAGACAAGAGCTATTAGAGGATTTCAAATTCAGATTGGCTCAATTCCAATTTGATTTTGACATCCTTCCCTTAAATTATTTGTATGTTTTATATTCTAATGATCCCCAACCGCCGCAAGGATGGATGGGTGTGAAGTATATGTAACATATGAATATTATTAACTTATATATTAACACGTTTAAGATTAGTGGTTTTGTTACAAATTACCCACAGATCGCGAAGGTATAAGTTATAATTTTATACAATTAATTTGTACGAGATTCCCCCTGATAGTAATATGGGTGGCTTGTAAATCTTACTACAAATGTACAACAAATAAATGAAAATTCAGAGTATTCAAATTTGAATACAGAACATTCACTGTTGGGTATGAACTCAAATTCAACAGGAATTACAAATGTTTCGCAAATTGCGGAAAACTACTATTCTTCAGTTAGAACTAGATCTGTTATAGAACCAGATTTTATATATGATACTTTTCCGGCACTAAATCAAGTGCCGAAAAAACTAGAGATGGATTTTAGTAGAATTTTAAATAAACCTTATTTTGTAAAAAATCTTACGTATTCGACTACCCAAGTTCAAGGTGACACCCTAGGACAGTTGTTGATACCAACTGATATTTTAACTAACAATTTAGCAAAAGTTCCGTTTGATGCATCTGTCTTTTATAGAGTAAAATTAACTTTAATTTTACAAATATCAGGCACGCCTATGCACCAAGGAACCCTACTTGCGGCAGCTTTTCCTAATGGATATTTAGCAACGCCGACTGATTCGGCTTTAAATACAACTTTGAAATTTAATTCATTTATGGCTGCGCCGCATGTATTTCTAGCAGCAAATGAATCAACATCAGTTGCTCTAGAGGTACCATTTTATGTTAATGGAAAATTGGCAAAGGTAGATGAAACGCTAACTACGATCTCACCATATACATTTGAGACCAACTACGCACAGGTCGCAGTTGTAGTCTTAAATCCTTTGTCAGCGCCCACTAATGGTTCGACGTCTGTAACTATATCCGTACATGCAATGTTTACACATATGGAATTTTATGTTCCTCATGTAGACATAACTTTCCTTCCGGCACCACCAGTTGCTAATACAATTTTAGCGTCTGTTGATGATGCTGAAGACACTCCGGTGTTTTCAGCGGAAGGATATGCAGCAGATATTTCAAAAGTTGCCACAAGAGCAATAGATGGAGTTTTTGCCGTCGGTAAGAGAGTTGCTAGTGATTTTTTGGATGTTGCTAGGCAAGGGATCAGATCTCTTACTGGGTTGCATAATCATAATGTTCCACAAATAATTGCGAAGCATTATGTGCAGGATAGACAATTAGCAAACAATGTTGATCAACCAACGCAGTTTGAAAAGTTAGATCCCTATTTGGATTTTGACAGAGTTGTTTCTGATTATGTTTTTGATTCTACAATTGATGAAATGAACATGAGAAATATATTGTCTAAGCCGCAATTGTTGGGAACATTTAAAGTGTCAACAGCTGATACTTTGGGTACGCTTTGTTGGTCGAGACCGATTACGCCGATTCAACAAGTTATAGATTTTGTATATTTTGATGCTAATGTGGCTACAAATGTCACAACACAAGCATTTAACAACTTACCACAAATCTTTGCGTCATTGTCGAGATTTTGGAAAGGAACAATAAAGATACATATTCAATCTGTCATGACTAATTTTCACTTTTGTAAGTTAGCCATAGCAAGAGATTATTCACCTGTAAACGCTTCATTAGCGCAACAACCAGACTATTCATCTGTGCAAAACTTGTTAGTTGAACACATAGAATTTTCGGGTGGAAATCAAGTTCAAACAATTGAATTACCTTTTTGTTCACCGTTAAACCAATTGCCGTGTACTTCAGATTTTAATTTGAATGCATTGCAACACGGAATATATTATATCTATTTGACTCAGCCGTTAGTTACCAATGGATCTGTTCCGACTAGTGTTGCATTTAATGTATACATTAGTTTAGGAGATGATTTTCAGTTTACAGGTTATGCTGTAGACCCATTAGGTATTCGTCAACAAAGTCAAATACCCACACCCCCAACATTTAAAGCTCAAGCGTCAGCGACAACAGTAGTTTCTGACCAAAAAGCAATATTAACAGAAAACCAAGAAAAGGACCAACAATATGATCTGGTAGAGCATAGACCAATAGTCAATATACGCGATATATCTAGAAGATTTTATCGGGTTTTTGGACTTCAGAAAAAGGGAACCGAAGTTAGTGCAGCACAAGGTATTTTTCCAATTGATTTGAGTTTAATACTAGGACAAAGGGCTTTAGAGCGAGTAGTCGCCGGAGTTTCGGTTAATACCGCTAATGTGCAGAGAATAATGTCTAATTTATTTTATGGATATCATGGCGGTGTTAAAGTTAAAG